CAGCCACAATTAACATACTGATCCGAACTTCACAACGTCCGATATTGTTCCGGCGTTGTTTACAATCTATCCAGCAACAAACGTATAAGAATATCAGTGTAATTGTTAGTTATGATTTTGAATGTGATTATATTCCTGATTGGTGCGATAAGATTAGAGTGCAGAAAGGAGATAGTGGTTATTACTGGAATCTTTATTTGAATGAACTTAAAGAGAAAGTTAATGATGGTTGGTTTATTATCATAGATGACGATGATTTCATTTACTCAAGGTATGCAATCGGTGATATAGTTAAGCACTTAACTAATCCAGAGGTAGGTATTATCTGCCAGTTTCTTAGAGGTCAGATGCGCAAACCTGGATTAGTTCAGATGAGAAATAAAACTATTAAACGTGGTTTGATTGGTATGCCTTGTATTATCTTACATCATTCGAAGAAAAATATAGCTATGTTCGACGGATTACCAGCAGCAGACTTTAGATTTATAACAGACGTATCGAAAGTATTACCGTTAGAATGGGTTGAGAAAGTAATTGTAAAAACTGACCGAATAGGGAAAGGAAAACCGCATTTAGTAAGTAATAAAGCGAAAGTATGACAGGAATTATTTATAAAATAACGAATCCGAAAGGCCTTGTTTATATAGGGCAAACAAAAAATTTAAAGAATAGAATTAAATTTTACAGGCTCGGTCACTGTAAAAGACAATTCAAGGTTATGAGGTCTATAAATAAATACGGATGGGAATCTCATACATTACAAATAATACATGAAATAGAGTTTGATAAAACAGAATTAAACAGGCTTGAAGTATTAGAAGTATTAAGGTATGATTCTTATAATAATGGTTTAAATCTTACGCCGGGAGGCACAATGATAAGTGATTACAATATATCAAAGCTGAAGCAATCGGCTAAGAATAGAATAATTTCACCTGAAACAAGAGCCAAAATAAGCAAAACGTTAACTGGTAAAAAACATTCTCCTGAAACGATATTAAAAAGAACATTAGCAATAAGGGGTTTGAAAAGATCGCCAGAAAGTAGGAAAAGAATAAGTGATGCTAAGAAAGGCGTAAAACTTAGTGAAGCTCATGTACAGGCAATAAGAAACGTAATAAGAAAACCAAAAAGCGAAGCGTTAAAACAAAAGCACAGGGAAATAATGCTTAAAGCCCCTTACAAGTTTAACCCATCTAAAAAAGTAATTGATATTTCAACTAATGAAATATTTGATTCTTTAAAATCTCTTTGTGAAAAACTTGGTTACACATATAGTTATATTCAGGAAAGATTAAATAATAGGGTTTATAATCATACAAACTTTAGGTGGCTATGCTCCATGTGATAGAGCCATACGATACTACTGGGAAAAATCTCGGCAAGGCATACAACGAAGCTATGAAGTACTACAATGCCGATGATTGGGTATGCCTCAAAGATCACGACACATTGTTTTTACTTCCTGATACTATCAGACATATATCACGTTATACTGAGTTGAATCCTGATGCAGGGATATTGACTTGTTATACAAATAGGTTGGCTAATGGGGAGCAGTTGTTAACTGGTAGATGTATGGAAACCGATTCGATACAGTCACACATAGCACTTGCAAAAGAGCAAGAGAAAAGATTGTATCAGGTAACTGAAATGATTAAACCGATTAGTGGCTTCTTAATGGTCATTAGAAAATCAGTTTGGGATATGGAGAAATTTAATGATGGTTGTTTAGGAGTTGATAACAAGTATCATCTTAGAATAGTTTCAAGAGGTTTAAAAGTACTACGAATGGACGGTATATTTTTATTTCATACTTACAGACTATTAAACGGAGTGAAAAACAAATCACATCTTGTCTAAACCCTTCCAAATACGAATGGATGAACTGCATCCAGGTCAGCAGAAAGTATTATCAGAGCGTAGAAGATTCAATACTTTAAAGTGTGGCCGCAGGTGGGGTAAAACTAAATTATCTGAAGAGTTACTACTATCACCCGAAGATAAAACCAACGGAGCGTTGAACGGTTATCCGGTTGCATACTTTGCCCCTACTTATAAAATGCTGATGGATGTTTGGAGAGCAACTAACAATATCGTTTACGGGATTACTAAATCAAAATCAGAAACGGAGAAGCGTATTGAATTACTATCTGGTGGCGTGATTGATTTCTGGTCACTGGAAGATCCAAACTCAATAAGAGGCAGGAAATATAAGCGGGTAGTATTGGATGAGGTTGAAGTTGCCCGTAACTTGAAAGAAGGTTGGCAGAATGTTATACGGCCTACATTAACTGATATGAAGGGTGATGCTTGGTTTCTATCAACTCCGAAGTTCGGGAGTACATATTTCAAGCAACTTGCTAAACTAACTGATCCGGATTGGATGAACTGGACTTTTACAACTTATGATAATCCGTTTCTTGATCCTACTGAAATAGATGCAGCCCGTCAGCAGTTAGATGAATCAACGTTTCGGTGTGAATTTCTTGCTGAGGATGTTACACTGGCAGTAAATAAGTTTATTTATAATTTCGATCGTTCTCGTCATGTTGTAAAGGGATTGCAAGCGATACCGCATTTACCTATACTGCTTTCGTGGGATTTTAATGTAGACCCTATCACTTGCTTAGTCGGTCAGTGTGACGGAATGGAAGATGTTAGGATATTAGACGAATACCGCTTGATGAACTCAGATGTTTATGAAGTATGTGCAAGAATATCTGCTGACTATTATGATAAGCCATTATTGGTTACAGGTGATGCTAGTGGACAATCAAGAACAGCGTTAAAGAAAGATTTATCATACTATAAGATAATAAAGCAAGAACTTAAATTAGGAATGGGTCAATTTCGCCTTCCGGCTGCAAACCCTCCAATAAAAAGTACAAGAGTACTGAGTAATTCTTTATTGGGGAAGCATAAGAATTATCATTTCTCTGATCGTGTGCCGCATTTGATAATTGATATTGAAGAAACTGAAGTTGATGAGAATGGTATAATTGATGAATCAAAAGATAAGCACAAAGGGCATTTGCTTGCGTGCTTTAGGTATTTCAACTGGACGTTTCTTCGTAAATTTTTAGACAATAAAATGTATGATTCGGAGTAAATTATTTATATTTAAGTATGAAAGAAATACCACTTACTAAAGGACTTTTTGCATTGGTAGATGATGAAGATTATGAAGAGTTGTCAAAATATAAATGGTCTGCAACAAAAATAGGTAATACATTTTATGCTCTTAGATGTAGTAATTGGGATTACGAAACAAAGAAAAGCACTTTCGTGTATATGCACAGACAGATACTTGGTTTGACAGATAGGAATATATTTACAGATCATGAAGATAGAAATGGGTTAAATAATCAGCGTAATAATATTAGGGTTGCAACTAGGTCACAAAATTTATCCAACGTCAGAAGCGGAAAAGGTTCTACCTCTAAATATTTAGGCGTTAGTTTTATGAAGCGAGATAGTGTTTGGGTTGCACAAATATCAAAGAATAGAAAGTTTATATGGTTGGGTAGACATAAAACAGAAGAAGAGGCAGCGTTAGCATATAACAAAGCAGCAAAAGAGTTACACGGTGAGTTTGCAAATCTTAATCAGGTATGAAACCGACATACTCAGCCCTCGAAATTAAAGATATGTGCATTAACTTTTCACTAGAATATAGTATCTTTAAAACTATTGTTGATATAATCGAAGATGAGTTTGAGTTGTATAATGATGAAGATTTAATAATTTTGATGCAAGCTAGTGTGATAATGTTTAGTAGAAGTATGTTGAAGTTAAGTTTAAATAATATGAGATGAAAGAAGATTTAAAAACATTCTGCGAAAGAGTACTACCCCACTTCGGTTCTATAAATGTGCCAAGTGTTTTTGTAGTTTCATTTATTACAAACCGTAAAAGGTATAAAGAGATTGAAAAGTGTCTTAAAGGTTATAAGAGTATATGGATTTCAGATTTAGAATATACTCTTCCTGAAGGAATATATAGAATTGCAATATCTTCAAGACGAGATATGAAAGAAAGCAAGATTGAGTCAAAGAAAGCTGAAAAGAAATTAGGCATTAAATTTTCGTTCTAATGTGGAAACTAGAATCAGATAACGGCAAAGAAAGGAGCTACTTAAATTCAGCTACAGGCACAAAATCTGTAATGAATTTAATGTACACTGATAAGGATGGCAATAAATGGTGGTCGTTTTCTGATCTTACTGCAATGCCTTATACGAGAAACTTCGCAGCTACTAAAATTACTTCACTGTATGCTTTAGGGTTGAGTAAGGACGATCTAAGCAATCATATATCTGGATTGAAAACTATACTGAAGTCACAAGATGCTGACCGATACGAAAAAGCCTATGCGAATATTCTGGACTTCGAGAGTAAAGCTAACAACGCTACTGATGCAATAAAGCAAATGTCATCATTAGTCTGTGTTTACTTCACGTTGAATGATGAACCAATAGATTCGTTTGATAATAATTTACAGATAAAGAAAATGTCACTATTGGAGGCCGACATCGAGATGCATGGTTTTTTTTTGAAACATCAGATCGGTATCACAGAACGGTATTCAGCGTTCTTAGCACAACTTTCCCAAATTGCTTCGGTACAATAAAGAAACAAGCTGGCTCATTTAGTGAAGAGATCCAGAAAGCAGCAGATTCGGAACGATCAATGCAACTAATGATGCGAAGTATAACAAACGGAGTAATATCAGAACGTGATCGGTTGTTTCAATATACTACTGGGGAATATTACCAGGAGTTATCGTTATTTATTCAGGAAGTTGAGCAGAAGAATGAGGATTATAAGAAGTTAAATAAAAAGTAATATATTTACCCTGCTATTATAGACAGACTGGGGAGTTTGTTTTATTATGGCAGACGAAATTCAACGGACGATCTACAAACTGGAGATAGACGATTCAGCCTATATCAAAGGGGTTGATTCGCTAACTGCATCTACTCAAAAATTCTCCCAAGCACAAGACGCAGCTAATAAAAAACTTGCAGAAGCTAAGATTGCACTCAAAGCCGCATCAGATGAAGTAGCACGTCAACAACGTGAACTTGAAAACGCAAACCGTAGCAGCAATACCGGAGTAATTAAGATCCGTGAGGATGCTTTGAAGAAAGCACAGGTAGAACAACAGAAACTTACCGACTTAGTCAAACAAACTGAAATAGAATATCAGAAAGCTACGAAACTGGCTACTGACTTTGCAAACTCAGCTACCAGGGTAGGGCAGGGCCGTGTTCCTTTACCGCCTGTAACTCCGCAGAATATACCTCAACTGCCATTAGGCGGTACTGGGTTGGGTGAGGCTGTAGCTACATCAGCAGCCGAATTTGAGCAGCTACGAGGTGCTATTTCAGCCGCTGAACTGGCACTGGAAGGAATGAACCAAGAATCCGAAGAGTTTAAGGCACTGGCCCCGGCTGTTGATGCGGGTAAGAAAGCATTGGCGGATTATGATGCAGCAGCAGAATCAGCCGGACAATCTACAGTATCACTTAGAACACAGATTCGTCAAGGCAGGGAAGAGTTGGTGAAGTTAGAACAGCAAGGTAAAGCAAACACTAAAGAATATTTCGAACTTGAAAAGAATGTAGCCAGGTTAACTGATGCTTTCGGTGATCAGCAACAACGGATTAAGATACTCGCCTCAGATACAAAAGCTTTGGATTTCGGTAAAGGCGCTATCACTGCTGCAACTGCTGCATTTTCAGCTTATACTTCCGTAGCAGTATTAGTAGGTGATCAGAATGAAGAGCTACAGAAGAAAACCCTACAGCTATTCGCAGCGATGCAGTTACTTCAGTCATTAGAGCAGCTTTCGAATCTGACAAGACGGGAAGGAGTGCTGGCTACATTGGCGCAATCGGGTGCGCAATCAGTTTATACTACTGTAGTCGGGGCGAGTACTGGAGCTTTAAAAGCGTTCAGAATAGCATTAGCTGCTACGGGAATAGGAGCAGCCGTTATTGCAATTACATTATTAGTCCAAAGATTTAGAGAATTACAGGAAGCCGAAAGATTAGCAGCAGTTGAGCAGGAAGCATTACTTGATATAAGCAAACAGGCTGTTGATAGTTATTCTGAAGAGGTAACTCATTTAAAATTATTATCTGCTGAATATACAAACTCAGCTACATCGTTAAAAAGAAAGAAAGATATTCAGGACGAATTACAAAAATCTTACCCATCGTATTTTAAAGACTTAGATACACAAGCAGATAAGGAAGCATTCGTTGCCGAACAAATTGATAAGGTAACTAAGGCGTTAATTCTGCAAGCTAAAGTTCAGGCAGCGCAATCATTATTATCACAGAAGTTTGGTGATTTATTAAAATCTCAATTCGATCCTACTGAAGCGGTTGATTTCTTCGATGCTGCTGGATCTTCATTAAGAAATATTTTTGGAACAGCAGCAGATGCATCTATTGATTTAAGCAAAACTGCTCAAACCAATATTGCTAAAGCTCAAACAGAATATAATAAATTTGAAAAGTTCATTATTGATTTTGTAAATAATTCTAATGCCGAACTTGAAAAACTTGGTGGCGATCCTAAGAAAGACCCTAAGAAAGTTGATTCTAAATCTGTTGAAAATGTATTTGTGGCAGAAAGAGCAAGACTGCTTGCCCGTATAGCTGAACTAAGAAGGTCTGAGCAAGAAGGTGTTCAAAGAATAAACGATGAGTTTATTACAAAACTTGAAGTCGAGATTAACAGGATAAATAAACTACTTGAAGAAAAAAAGCTAACAGATACTCAAAGCAGAGTATTAATAAAATTAGCTGTTGATGCCAATAGAATAGAACTTGATAAAGCCCTCGCAGACTTCAACAAAAAAGTACTTGATGCAAGAGAAAAACTGAATGATGATCTTCGCAAACTGCAAGACGTACAAACCGAAGATTCATTAAATCTTATTCAAGATGAGTTTGAAAGACGGAGAGCATTAATTGATTTTAATGAGAAACAAGAGCTGGCCGATGCGGCTGAACGAAACGAGGACAGATTAGCGGCTCTGGATCTTGATCGTTTACTACTTGGTGAACAGGCTTACCAGAACGCAAAGAATATTATTATAACTACTGGGGAGCAGGAGGCGAATAATATACTGGCCAGGTTCGCAGCGCTCAGACAAGATTTAGCAGCCGATACGTTCCGTAGCCTACTTGATTCTATTGGTGCAGGACTTCAAACAGGTTTAATATTCCGGGATGAAAACCTGGCGCAGGAAATAAGGGATGCTTCGGATCGTTTCTTACAAGGCAAGATTACTTTCGAGCAGTTTCAAAAAGAACTTACTGCGATTCAGAAACGTGAAGAGGGTATTCGTAGGGATGCTACGTTATCAAATCAGCGTTCTCAACTTTCGGAATTAGAAACTCAGATAGCAACTATTGAGGATAAAACTTCAACTCACTATAAAGAATTAATTCGTTTACGAGATGAATTAAGAACTAAGATTGCAGCCGGAGAAAAAGAAGATGCAGTTAAGGATGCTGAAGATACTAATACGGACGCAAATGCCCAGAAGGTTGAAACCCTAAACGATTACGTTGTTGCCGTTGGTGATTTAGCTAACTCGGTAATCCAATTCTGGCAAGCTGCCAACGAAGCTGAATCAGCAGCATTAGATAGGTCAATATCATTACAAGAGAAACGAGTTGAAGCGGCCCAACGAATAGCAGAGCGTGGTAATGCTCAATATCTAAAAGCCGAAGAGGATAGATTGAAAGAACTTACTATAAAACGTGAGAATGCAGCCCGTAGGGAATTAGCTATTAATGCAGCATTACAAGCATCACAGTTATTAGTTGGTATTACTGGGGCGATTAGTAAGATCGCAACGCCTGGTATTGGTATTGCTGAATCAATAGGAGCGTTTGCAGTTATTGTTTCTTCACTTGCTGCCGGTTATGGTTTAGTAAAATCATTGCAAGGTAGCCAACCACGATTAGCGAAAGGTGATCCCTATGTTAAGAGGGGTAATAATCCTTCAGGTGTAGATACAATTCCAGCATGGTTGAACGAGGGTGAAGCAGTAATCCCAACTGAAACTAATAAGAAATATCATCCAGCTATCAGAGCTATCTATGATGAAAAGATACCAGCGGAAGATATAAACAACTTCGTTAAGAATTATCATGCTGTTAAGTCAGTTCCAAGAGTAAACTATGATCGTATAAAAGAATCGGCTGAGTTAAACGTTACGCATGACGGGCGAATGTCAGTTGCTTTACAGGAGCAGAATAAATTAATAATTGAGAATAATGAACTTCAGCGTATGACGTTAAGAGCTATGAAAAACATGGCAGTAAGCGCAACTATTGATAGGGATGGGGTTGCTATTTCGGTTAATGAATATATTCAGCAAATGAATATTGATAAAAGAGTTTAAGTATATTGTAGTATGAAAGAAGTACAATTAACACAAGGAAAAGTTGCTCTAGTAGATGATCAGGATTACGATTTTCTGAATCAGTTTAAATGGTATGCGAAGAAAGACCCATTTGCAAAAACATATTATGCTGCAAGAAATAATCCAGAAGTAAAAGGGTTACTAATATTAATGCATAGGCAAATATTAGGTTTAGATGATCCAAAATTATTTTGCGACCATTCTGATCATAACGGATTAAACAATCAAAAGTATAATTTACGAATTGCAACTAGATCGCAGAACAATGCGAACAAACAACCTACTGGGACATCAAAGTATTTAGGCGTTTCTTGGGATAAATCAAGAAATAAGTGGAAGGCTGAAATAAGAAAAAATAAGAAAGGCATACACATAGGCAGATTCAAGAATGAAGCCGAAGCAGCCCTTGCCTATAATAAAAAAGCTGTTGAAATGCATGGTGATTTCGCTAACTTAAATAATGTTAATTAGTGGCTTCTCGTTTCAAAATATTATTAAGACGCAGACAAAACAACGAAGAGGGTGTTGATGTTATAGTGCAATGCAATCCTTTAACTGGTGCTGCTGAGTATATTCCAGGAACAGTTGATAACGTAACTTCATTCAGAAACATTGCGCCCGTTGATAGCTGGTATAATTTCACAAACTTTATCGAAGATGCAGAGAAATTAAATCTAACATGGGATAAGGTAAATCAGGGTAATACTACTTCGGCACAAACGAATCAAGATGGGTCTAATTACGATAAAGGTATTTCATCCGATTTATTTTTCTTTGATTCAGCATACCATTTCATTTATGATTGGTTATTAGAAAACGAATGTCAGATATTAAACGCTATTGAAGTAAAGATTATTGATCTTATTGCAGGTGGTACTTATAGGCTATTTGAAATAAAGAATGACAATATTGAATATGCTCCTATAGATGAGCCTTGTCAGTTCAGGATTAAACTAAGGGAGCAGGATGGCACTTGGCATTGTATTCACAAGACTTTTATTTGGGATAACTGGCAGAATTGGTTCAAAGATGATTCGCTTAAAGAACACCCATGTTTTTTAACTTGTATAGAACCAAGACCAAGATTAGTGCAGTCGGCAAGGATGGGATTATTATTATTCGTTCACTCAAATCCGGTAGCTGAAGCAATAGATTTCTTAACTGGGTTTTCAATACACGAACACGCTCGAAGGATCTTTAACGCTGATCGTTTCGTTGACGCTCCACTGATAAGAACTTACATTGAAAATGTAGCTGGTAAATGCGGTCTGTCAATGGACACTATTTTCGATGAAGGTGAAGATTGGGAAAACCTGTGTTTATACTACCCGCAGGCAGGGTTTATGCACGAATCAGAGGACGATGCTATTGCTTCGCCTTCGTTAGCGTTTCACTTTGATAATCGTTGGCTAGTTACTATTCCTGAATTACTTGATAAACTTAAACCAGTCTTTGCGGCTGAATGGTATGTTACTCCTGATAATACAATAGTATTTAAGCATACTAAAGACTTAATTGATCTTGATCCTATTTATGACTTCACTTTAGATTCGTCTGCTGATATTTATAATTTACGATACACTTTCAACGGGACTAAGAAAGCCGCTTATGGTCGTTATCAATATACTGACGATGGTTCTGATTTAGCTTCGCAAGAGATGTCAACTCTGTATTCTGATATTATAGACTATGACGGAACGGCTAACAACCCGATGCTCGAAGGAGAGAAAACCAAAAACATTGAGTTTGCGCCTACTGGATTCGTAAGAGACGGAAGGGCGAAGGATTATATGGATCTATTAATTGATGACGGTACGTTAGTGGCGAATATATTGATTGCTGCGATATTTGTTGTAGCAGCAGCCTTAACAATAGGAGTTATAACAGTCCCGGCAGCAGTAGCATTGACAGCTTTTATAGTTGCTTGGAAGATCGCCCTTAATGCAGAGAATAACGAGCTGCAAGAAAGTTTCCGTAATAATCCAATCTATGATGGTGCTGTTCGTCTAACTTCAGAGCAAACATTAACGCCTCGTTTATTACTTTGGGATGGTGAGAGTGAGTATAGGGCAAAGACAGTTCAGCAAGAGATACCAGTTCCTAATGCTTACTACAATCCTGATCTAACACCTTATAACGAGAAAAATAAAATTGACCAGGATAACCCGAACTTAAACGTTTATAACTATCCGTTATATTTCGATGGAGATTTTAAAGGCAACTTATATGACAGATACCACGAAGTAATTGATAATCCTTTGAAGTCTCTAGAAACTCATCAGGATGCTAAATGGTCGGTTGATCTTTGCGAAGATATGTTGAACTTGTTTGGAGTATTTCAAAATCAGTATGCTCAGATAGGAAAGATAGTTAAACTAGAAAGAAGGAATAATTATAACATCTTTGTTCGTATTGGGAATATAGCAGTTGATTATGATAACAACACGATCAATTTAAGGGGTACAGTAATAAGAAGGCGCAGAACAACAGAAGAAGATTTACTTTGTACTACTTTTGAGATAAATACTGAGTGCTTGGTTATTAACGGGCATAATATAAAAATAAACGAAGCGGCATGAAAATGAATCCGGGTTCTGGTACGATTTCCAATTACAGCAGCTACACAAATAACTGTGTGAAAAACCAGTATCCGTATAAGATACCCGTTAATAATTTACAGGACGTTCAGCTTTACATTGATATTGGTGGCATAAAACCATCAGCAGTACAGTATGAGTTAATTCACACTTGCGGAGAATTAGGTGGCACTATTGAAACTGTAACGCCTTCGGATTATGTAGTTGGACAAGACCCAGATAATTATTGGTACGGGGTATTTAAGAACTTCTCAGGAGCTACGCCAACTTGTTTTGTGATTGCAATTACTTTAACGATAAGTGGGACTGATTATATTTATTTCTCAGACGAATATTGTATTGAGCCTTGCAGACCGCTAACATTAGTAAAGTCATGCTACGGTAATCTTGATCCTGAAATATCAACGGACTGTCAGGATATTTATTTCGGAGTTCATGCAGGAGAAGATACTGCAATGGGTGACGTAACTGTTTTCTATGAGCATAAAGTATTACTTAGGGATGTTGAAGTATCAAGATCGGCAATTAAAAATACTTTCAAGCAAGGTAGAACAAGAACATTCAGAGTTGAGAAGGAAAAAATTTATCAGTTCTACGGTGAGTTTATCCCTGAATGGTATTTGGACGAAATAGACGCAGTGTTTTCAAGAGGTGAAGTATTTGTTGGTGATGATGCTTATTTACTTAACGAAACACAGTTTGAGAAGATAGAAGATTGTAAACGGATATGGAAACCTTCGGCAACATTTAAAGCAAGTTGTTTCCAGTCGTTCAGTTGCGAAGTTGATCCATGTGCTGCACCTTCGCCTGAGTGTTGTGATCCTATTGGAATTAGCGCAACGGTCGAATGGGAAGATAGCGGGATTGAATGTTGCAGACCTCAAATTATTAGCACCGAAGTCGAATATGATAGCGGCGGCGGTTAAATTATAAAACATGAATACAGTTACAGTAAATTTTATTCCTTGCACTCCCGCTCCAGCCAACGGTTATAGATTAACGTGGCGTGTTGCTGGTACAGAAGATGCTTATACAGACGAAGGATTGTTTACGGAAAGCCCTGCGATATTTCAGGATTTAATAAACCCTGAAGGGACTTGCTATGAAGGCTTCCTTCAATCTGATTGCTCAGAAAGTGGTGAATCTGGTTCAATAGTCGGGCAGTCCGTTGCATGGGCTACACCTTGCGAAGAAGAAAGCGGCACACCTGTTTATGCATTCTTAGTAAGGGCTAACGATGGGACTGTCGGACTTTGCGGTCAAATACCAATACTTGTTTATTCATCAAGTTCGAGTTTGGGTGTAGGGGTGTTTATATATTTTGACGAAGCACTAACGATGCCAGTAGATTCGTTTTACTACATTGTAGAAGGCAACCAAGATGCACCAGGAATTATTTATACCGTTAGTACATCAGGGGAAATAGAAACCAATTCAGGCTTAAACTGTTCTTAAAATAAAATGATTAACTTTACTTTACTACTTATATTTATGTCGCCTCGAAGTAGGCTCACAACTTCAAAAATCGCCGTAGCGGTATGGCTTAAATACAGCAAATTATTTAATTCAAAAATTCTTTAAATTATGCCAGTATTAACAGCAGCGGCCTGTATTCCTTCGGTGGAATGCCCTGCAACGCCATTCCCCGTAGCTACGGCAAATTGTAGCTGTACGCTATCAACTGGAGGCGTTAATGATCTTTATTTTATCCCGTGTTCGGAGGAGATGACCGAAGTAAATCTTCTCGATGTATCATGGTGGTCGGCATTGAAAGATGGTAGTTCACCAGGTTTCTCTAATCTCGGAAATATCGGTATCGGTCTTGGGTCAGTTGGTAAAAAGACTGATAAAAAAGAACGAGTAAGTTCATGCAAAGTTGAGCAACTTGTTTCAACTACATGGGCGTTGAAATATGTATTGAAATGCTTCGATAAAAGTGCTGAAAAGATCACTCACGAGCAAATCAATGCGTTGATCAACAATGCCGGTAATTATCTCCTTATTGCCCGTATGTGTGATGGTAGCGATACCGTTCTGCCTATTGGTATTTTCACAGTATCAGATTTTAATTGGATCGTTCCTGACAACTTCGAGGAAGTACAGTCAGTAGAACTTGAACTGTCATGGTTTGAGTTAGGACTTCCAAAAACGTATGATGTATCTGGGCTGTCAGCAGTAGTGCCTAAAGCCGCTTAATTATTACCCCTGCCTATGGTGGGGGTTTAATTTATTTTAATGCCTGAATATATAAACGAACAAGTTCCCGAAGCTGAAGATTTCTTAACAGAGATCCAGCAAATAGTTAAGATGATACAAGAGGCGAAGATGCCTGAATGGTGGATGAGCTATGCAGGGCAGTTAGCTTACAATCTTCAGGTACATACTAAAGGTTTAATGTTCGATAAGGTTACTGGGTTATATCCTAATGAACATCCAGATTCACAGAGGCATTGCATAAATTCTTACGAGAGTATAACTAAAGGTTCTATCTGGAAAGCAATCAATAATATTATCAGGGTTTTTAATAACTCATCCTATAATATCCAAATATCAGATAAGACAAAAGCGGTAATTGAAACGTATCAGAATAGCGAAGGAAGTTTGTTCTCACAGTTCTTAGAAGATTGGATTAAAAACGCTATTGCTACCGACCCGAATGGGATTTGTGTTACTTACCCGATAGAATATACTGATGACTTGTATCGTTATGTTTGCTATAAAGATTTAATTAAAGTGTCTGATGATATTTTAATCTTTAAATCTGAAGTTGAGAGTGAAAAGAAATATGAGTATGATGATACAGAGTATGGGAAAGAAGTTTTCCTGGATTATGAGTATGCTAAAGAAGGGCAGCCTAATGTAAGGCGAACAACTACAAGAACATTTAACAGGAGGTTGAAAGTAACTTATCTAAATACTGTTTACCATGCTTTTACTAAAGAATACTTTGTAAAATTCTATAAAGAAAAACCAAGTGATACTGAATTTAAGTATGAATACTTTGATCACCCTAAAGAATTAGAAACATTACCTTACTTTGAAAGTGGTGGTGTTGAAGTTGAAAATAATCTTTATGAATCATTCGTTCAGGCTTTCGTTCCGTTTGGTAATCTCGCTCTAATGTCTCACCGTAATCACAGGGCAGTTGATCTGATGTTCAGCTACCCAAAGATGAGTGAGGTTCAGCAGCCGTGTGATACTTGTAATTCAGTAGGTACAGAATCGTGTGCTGATTATACCGGAGTATGCAGAACTTGTAGAGGAAGCAAGTACATAACTATTCAAAGCCCTTATAAAACATACCGTAAAGTTCAGGATTCATTTGATACAGATGGAAAAGTTTTCAGTACACCATCGGTTGAGTATTATTCTCCTGATGTTGGTATTTTAGACTACTCTAAAAACCAATGGAAAGATTATCTGTCAGAAGCTGAAGTTGCGGTATTTGTTCAACAGAAAACCGAAACAGGTAACACTGAATCTGCAAAATCAAAAGAGTTAGATCGTGAAGAGTTATATTCATGGTTAGCTAATATATCAAAGGTGTTTTACAATAACCTTCAGATGTTCTTACAGAATTTGGAAAACTACATTAACCCTAACCCTATCGAGGTAAGCGTTATTCAACCATATTCGTTTGCTATACTTACAGAATCAGAAGCATTTGAAGCATTGAACACAATGTTAGCATCCAATGCCCCAGTTATCTTAAAGGCTTCTCAGATAGATAATTTTGTAAGTAAATTTATTTCAGAATCATCACCAGTTAAAAGAGCATTGGAAATATTAAAGCAATATGATTTACTTTTATACTATTCTGATGATGCAGTGGGTAACTTGAAAGGGAATAATTTTGTAAGTTCTAAAATGTGTCAGCAACATACATTAGCCTACCCTGTATTGATTCAGATGTATGAGATGGATAAAACATTATTCGATTTGGAAGATGAAGCGATCATAAAGAAGTTATCTGTTGAAGTTGATAAGTATGATTTAACTAAGGATTTGAAAACATCAGTTATAAATGCCCAATAACCCAATAGATACAGAAAAAGACAAAGCGTTGAAAGCTATCTTTCCGAAAGTGGATGAGATGAGCGCAACTGCTTATGCTATTTTCTTAAAGTCTATTGAGGATATATTTGACTTCAAAGCAGGGAAGTTTGTAGTTGAAAAGAATTTCATCAAGCAGTTAAATAAACTAACTGTTCAGGTGTTGGATCTATTGCAATCAGAACCTAAATTCACCGGCCCGGTTAGTCAGTTCGTGAAACGTTTAACTCCTGTTTCAGAAGCAATAACAGATTTCCAGAAGTCAACTAACAATATTAAAGTTCCTGCTTACGAAACTGCAAAGAAAGTAGTAATTGATGAGATCATTGATAAGATGCTTGATAATGGACTGAATGCTGAGTTCGTACAACCATTACGGGACATCGTGTATCAAAACGCAACTACTGGAATAAGTTTGAAAGATGCTAAGATCCAGATAAAAGAGTTTATAAGCGGCGGAGGTGATAAGTCTGGAAAACTTGGTAGCTATTTAGAGCAGACTGCACAACAAGGAGTGGATGCTTATTCAGGCGCAATTAATAAACGGTTACTTGAAACTTTCGATTACGATGCTCTGTTAATGACAGGATCGTTAATTGATAACTCAAGCCCTCAGTGTAGATATGTGGTTGAAGAGTTAGGGGGTAGAATACTAGAAAGCGATTGGCCTAAAGTAAAAGCAATAGCAGAAAAGAACGGCTTGATTGACGGAACTACTTTTGATAACTTACCACAGAATCGTTTACATTGGGGATGCCGTCATAGTTTTTATCCAATCATAAATAAAAAAGTTGCATAATGGCAATAGAATGTTTAAACAGTTTAGTAGGTCTCAAGGAACTTTGCACAGCAGATTCAATTCAGCCTTACTTTTGGATTGATGATGGTCAGGGATTAGATAGAAACGCACTCGCCCAGCTTGCTAAACAATCTAACGGATCAGGTAAGGCTTTCGGTAATGAGATTATAGAATCGTCTGCCAGATTTCTAATGACTGATATTGAAACTTTAATCCCTAAAGGTTACACGGTTAAGACTTCATTAAATTCATTCTGCAATACCTGCACTTATACGGGCATGACAAGTTCAGCTAATAAGACAGGTGTTATAATTAAAAACAAATCTACTTCGCCGAATGGATCCTTATCAATAGATTCTTTGAAAGTAATGATCGCAAGCACAGGTGATTATACAATAGTACTTGATGATAATATTCTACCGAAACAAATCAGTCATGCTTTCACAGGTGGAACTGAGGTTATTATTACAAATATCAATTTTAAAACTACTGCCAAGTCAGTTAAAATATATTTTTTGGAATCGAATGTAGCTGTAAATGCTTTGAATTGCCCTACTCAGAAATCGTGCGGTTGTTCAGGTCGGACCGCACAAAGTAAAGATATTGAGGTTAAAGGCTTGCTTAGTAATGGTGAATTTACAACTCAGTACGGATTCGTTCCATGCGCCTCTGTAGTCTGTTCCTTAGACGGTGTGATTTGCCAGATAGTAAAGAATCAACCCCGTTTATTCGCCCTGGCACTGTTTTACAGAAGTGTGGCAAGGATATTTCAAGAGGTTGAGGTAACGCAGCGGAATAATATGTTTGCATCGTTCTCTAAAGAAGAAAAGAAAGCGTTAGCAGATGAATACATGGCTTTGTACTATGAAAGGTTGAATGGGTCGGGGAATATTAAGGGGATTTCAGATAACATGGGAGCAGCATTAAATAGCTTAAGCGATCCGTGTGTGGAATGTATCAGGCCTGTTTCGGTAGCATGGGCAACATCATAATGAGTTTCGATACTACCATATTATCCAAGAAAATCGAAGGTATCAAAGAAGCATTTGAGAATGGTAACTTTGCTGATGCTTTAGTAGGTGCATTGAATACTGGTAATGGATTAATGCAGCAACGGATCTTCTCGCAGAATAAAGATGTTCAGGGTCAAGACTTCGGGACTTATGTAGGTAGTAAATCAAAGCAGTCTGATCGTTCACAGGTAAAAGCGTTATTCGGTACTACAAGTAAGACTGATAAAAAACGTATCAAGGCTTCGGCTGGTCAGGAACTAACTTACTATCAGCGCAAGAGGGCGTTAAGAGGTAGGCAGACTGTAAAGAAAGATTTGGAGTTGGAAGGCTCATTACGCAGATCAATAGAAACACAAGTTGAAGATGAGCGTTCAGCAGTGATTAATTTCAGCAACACCGAATCAGCCTTAATCGCACACGGTCAGGAGCAACAGATAACTAATATAAGAAACGGTAAACCTGGTACAACTAAAGGAACTGGAGCTATTAAGATATTTACCCTAGATACGAAAGAACGTGAAGAGGTAACAGAGCAAGGGGCTGAACTTATTAAACAGATATTGAAACCGAAATGACATATCAGGAAGTAATATTAAATCTTGCTAATAGTTTACTCGTTCACTTTGACGAGGTGCATCACTCTGCTGAAATAGTACAAACTGAAGATCAGGATAAGTTACCAACTGTAACACTTAAAAATGAATGGATCTCATTAGCACCTACCGATACAAAAGAAACTGTTTACATAAGACGTAACGGTGATGACGAAGTAATGGATGAATTGAAACTTGGTAGCTGCATTAAGTCTTACAAGATGCGAAGTCCATTAAGGGTGGTATTTTTTAAAGACAATGTAGAACTTCATAACGAAATATTAGCTCATTTACTTCAATCTGTTTTAATCGGCGGAACTAAGCTAACTAAAGTTATAAGAGATAAATGGAAACTGAAGAAAGATGAAAGCTCAGGTGATTATCATTTCGGGGCAAAGACGGCTTACTTTGCAGTTGATATAAATATATTCTGGGAACTTAAACCAGATTCGTGCGAGGAAGATTTTTGTCAGGATATTGTAAACCCTTTAACTAAATCATTATGCCCTGCTGCTGTATAAAGACATTGAATCTTTGCATGACACCTGTCTGCGGCTATCTTGAAATTGAGAAAGTTGCTGAAGGTGTTTCAGGTTCAGGCGAAGAAAATAATTATCAGTTAGTGATTGACTTCCTACAAACTCAAATAACTTTAACTGAGGCGCAGATTGAAGGTGAAAATATTCAATTCGATGTATCTGCATTAAATGAAAACTTTGAATATACTGGAAAGATATATGATGCTAATGGTGATTTAGTAACTATAACTATTGGCGAAGATGAGTTTGATTGCGTAAAATTTAAAACAGTTGTGAATGTTTCTTATTGAAATGGTATTGCTTGCTTCAGCAGTAACGATATTTCTAAACTACTGTATTGGAAAACCAGCTGGTGATTTCTCGCCCTATGAAATATTTTCCAGCTATACAGTATGGCTATCTATTCGCAGACTTAAAAACGTAGGTCTTTATGATCAATACTCAGAGCAATACCATGACAACTTGCAACGGGTGAAAACGAAGTACGAAGTTATAAGTCTGAAGAATGATTTTAAGAAGATGCTGTACAATGCAGCCGACTCGTATTTCACTTGGGAAAGGGCAGTTGGGATGTGTCCTATCTGTAGCGGTTTTTGGATTTCATTGATAATTGCTATCTTAGCTACTGGTAATATCTTACATATAATTGAAATTGTTGTATTTTCACATATTATTATTAGGATTGCAAATAAGTTATTATGACTGACCTCGTTAAACTATACAACCCTGCTAATGCCGCTGGACTTACACCAGATCAGGTTGCAGGGCTTCAGAAACTTACTGACAGCGAATTGAAAGAACTTGCAAAGGCTTACCCGAATGTAACAATGCAACGGGCTTACTTGTTAATAATTGATACCCGTAAATCACCAGATAAGCAACTACCGACATTATCAAGTTTTGAGAACTTGTATAATCTCAGGACTAAGAATAATATGAAAAGTTATGTAGCTTATAACTTTAAAGGATATAAAGCACCGAATAAAACAGTAACTAATAAAGGCAAATCAGTTAAGAAAAAAGTCGAAGTGCTTGATTTAAGTGATGCTGAGTTATTGACATTACCAGGATTTAAATCAATACCAGTAACGAGTGTACCTGTTAAGAAAGTAGGAAAGGTGCTTGACAGGGTAAAGGCCGATGCTGATACGGCCGCAAAGAAAGAGGCTAACATTCTATCATCCGAAATAAAAACCCAATAATATATGCCCAAACACATTCAGGATATTTTAATCGCCGCTGGCATCCCGGCTGAAGATGCTGAAAAGATTGACTCGCTACCTGAAGCTGATCAGGCAACTTTCGATTCAAAGCCTTATATGGATAAGGTGAAAGAAAGTTATAAAACACAATTCCAGAATGATCCTGAATTTTTTACTGACCTTACTTTAGAAAAACTACCACCTGCTGTTAAAAAGAAAGTGGAATCAGCTCAGTATGGCAGGGCTGCAAACGTAATGCGTGATAAGTTTCTGAAAGGTTTGGGTATGAGCGATGCCGATATTGCTGACTTAACTGATGAGCAACGTGAGAAGTTAGAGCAATTCATTCCAGCAGTTACAGAGAAGTATGCAAAGACTAAAGCTGGTGATAAACAACTTCAGCAAGATTTAATTGAAGCTCGCAAGAAACTTGAAGGCTATGATGGATATGAGGATAAAATAAAAGTGAAGTATGAGACTGAATCGAATCAAAAGATAGCTGCTGCAATATTCAGAGCTAATTTGATCGGTGAACTTTCCCGCATACCGGGTCTGAAAATATCAGCTTCAGATATTGCTAAAACTGCTGATGAAATTGTTAATAGTAAATATGCTTTCGAAAGGGTTGGTGATTTCGGAGTTGAATTGAGACAAAAGGCAAACCCTCAGATGAAAGTTTTGAAAGATAATTCGTCGCATGAATTAACTTTGTCAGAGGCGTTACTTGAAATAGCGAAGGAAAGAAAATGGGTTGAGGAAGAGCAAGAGCAGAAGAAAGGTGGCGGTACGATAAAGATTACGCCGGACAAGAACGGAGCCTTATCAATGGTTCCACCACATTTGCAAGATCGAATAAGTAGTAAAATAGGGGCTGCGAAGTAAGCACCAAACAATTGCCACGCACAGGCTCACAGGCATAAATTTCGTTCCAAGTGAACTAAAAAACGTAGAGGATCAGGAGTGATCTTAAACACTATTTAATCACTTTAAAAACGAAAAATTATGCCTTTTGGACAAGTTGGTGCGTATGCCTGTAGAGACCTACAAACCAAATTAATAGAACATTTCGGAGCCAACGCAGCAGAGTTCAGAACACTCGGCTCAATCGGACTTCTGAAATTCCTTACCTCCCCTCAAAATACACGGGGCTTCCGTAAGATAGACGTTGAATCAATTCCAGGTAAAAAACGTGGAGTTGCAATGTTAATTGATAATCCTTTCTGCTTTGATATTTGTTCCCTTTCTGCTGATTGTAACACAACCAGAATCGAGAATGATAACCCAGCCCAGGAAGTAGTTTTTGATTTAACCGGCCCTGAGTATCGTGTTTGCGATACTGCTTCAGGTGAATCTGGTTCGTCTCCTGCCGTTCTTACTTTCTCTGAAGAGGATTTAATGCGTTATTGCACAGAGACAGACACAAGCTATATCACCCGTCAAATCGCACGTTACAACAAGCGTTTCATTGAATCTCTTGATCAGCGGATCTTCGAGGTTCTTTCAGCTCAGGTTGGAACTAACGGTGCTGGTGATTCTGTAACGAATCTGAAGTTCTTTACAACTAACGCTGATACTGGTCAGTCAAACTTGAACGCTACTGCGGTTTTCTTCCTGAATCAATTCTGGAAAGATGCTGCTAATGACGGACAGTTTGCATTGATCGGTGGACAAACTCTTGCTATGATCGCTGAGTTTAAAAAATGGCAGGGTCTGAATGATATGGGTGTTGATCTTAGAAATATCAACGAAGAAATTCCTTTCATTTATTATGATCGTAATTCAGACGGTGAGCTTGGTTTGCATGACTTCCTTCAAATTGCTCCTGGTGCTGCTCAGTTAGTTACCTGGAATATGTTTAAAGGTGAGAAACGCAGGTCAGTAACTGATCTTTATACGCATGATACGTTTATTGATCCTGCAACTGGTATCGAGGTTGATTACCGTTGGTATTTTGATTACAAGTGCGGCAAATGGACTTATGAGCCGTTCTTGTTTGCAGAATTAGCGGTTAATGCTCCGGGTGGTTGTGGAGAGAATCTGGAAGGGGTTAACGGTATTGTTCGTATTCACGATTGCTCTGATACTTCAGGTGCAGTTTGTGAATCAGTTTAATTAAAACTCCCCGTTTGTCTTTAATAGTTAACAAAGGGGAGAGCAATTAGCTTTCCCCTTCTTTTTAAAGAGTATGTCAATAAATATTCAGCAGGTTCCAAATGCTCCGGGTGGGTATAGTTTAACCGGGAAGAAAATAATGGTTCACGACCAGACGGCTCCTTTAGCTACGTCAACTGTCATGGTCAATGCTACTTCGTTAGGTGGGGGCGGAGGAGGTGGATTAGTTTCAAGGTACTGGAAAGAGGCTGATGCGGATATGCTGGCTGGTTCAAACGATATTCAAAATAATGATCTGATAGGAGCTACTGAATTACATGAAATATCTGTGAATAAAGTTTTAGAGTATTTAGACGAAGATTTCACTTTCGACGATGTTACGGGAACGATCACACGAACTAATATTTGGTTCGCTGGTGATAAGATGGTTGCAAAATTCAAATTAGCAATATGAAAAAAATATTATTATTTATATTGATTGCTGCTTATATAGATGCGTCAGGGCAGTTCCCAGGTACTCAGTCAATGGCAAACGCATCGACCAAGTTATTAGTTAATGGAGGCCTGGAAGCCAAACGAGGTATCATAAATGGCGTCTTTACTGATACGACTACAGCAAACGCCGATCACATTGACTTCTATAACGGAGCGCAAATTTATACAAGGTCAGATCGTAATTTTTGGTTGCGTGATTCTGTTTTGAATATGTGGATCAGGATGGCTAAGTTTAGTGAGGTTGGTGTTGCTGGTGCAAACATCTACAACTCAAACGGGATTTTAACAGGGGATAGGAATTTATCAGGCTTAAATAATACTTACTACTTGCAGTTTGATAGCCTCAATGCTTTTCTTGTTAATAGAGACGGGCAACAAAGAATTTATATGAACAGCTTAGTTACCAGAATTAATTCACCTGATAATACTCAATACATAGGCACAGAGGATGATTCTTCTTATGTGATAGCCGATGCAAATAATATGATATGGAAAACAGACAGTACATTAAGTAAAAAGAAAATTTCATATTATGAAAACATTAGAAGTACGTTTAATCAATATACGCTTGTAGATAAAGGCTATGTTGATAGTGTTTCTGGTGGGGGAGGGTTAAGCGGATTAGATACCTTAACAGCAAGAACAAATATTTGGGATGTAGTACAGAATAGCGGTGGTACAACTTATAAATCTACGAGACAAATAGTTTACAACGTAAAAGACTTTGGAGCAACGGGAGACGGGGTTACGGACGATCAACCATTCATTCAGGCGGCTATAGATGGTTGCCATGCGGGAGGTGGTGGTGTTGTTTATTTCCCCAATGGTATTTATATTATTTCAGGAGCAGCAGACGGTAACGGGAATCAATTACATATTCCTTTAAGTTCGTACTCTGCGCCTGATACGGCAGTTACTATTGAGTTGAGAGGTGAAACATCACCTGTTCCATTTTCGAATCCTTTTGCTGATGCTGGGTCTGCTTTACCTCCGTTAACAGGGGCTATTTTAAAAAGTACATTATTGAGTAATACAAGCATTTTGGGGTCAGACCTTGAATCTGTTTCTTGGGGGGCGTTTAATTTCTGTAACGTAGTTATTAAAAACTTGACATTTAGAGTAAGAAGTAAAACAGGATTAACTCATGTTGCTCCACAGGGAACGGGTATAAACGGAGAAGGGATGGCTTATGTGCAAGTAGATAATGTAATGGTAGATACAGAAAGCCCAAGAGATTCAACCGTTTCTCCAAATTCAACATCAAGAGGAATTGTATTCCCTACTGTAAATAATTTTGTCCAAAACAACATTACAAATTCAATCATTATTGGGCTGTATAAAGGGTTTATAGTAGGTGAGCATTCAAAAGCCAATAATGTTATGATTGACGGATGTTATTATGGACTTGCAACTCATAGCGCATCCGATAATCATCTCATTGCAATAGAACAAATAGGAATTTACCGAACTAAATATAACATTCAAATAAACGGCACTCACTATATCAACATAGGTAATGCAATGTTTGAAGACCATTTGTCTGGTAGTGAGTGGTTCGTAAATACAGCAGATATTGACGAACCTTCTCCGGGTTCTTCTTTTGGATCTATCGGCTATCATAGAGTTATTTCAGGCTCAGGTGCAAATAATACAATTACGAGAACAAATTCCTCTGGTTCTAATATTTCAACTTATCCGGCAGTTAATGGCCCTACCTATGTTTCTGGATATGGTAGGGGCTTAATGGAGAATCTTACACCCGCCGCACTTGCTGCCTATGATTTTAAAGCCGTAGGGAATGCTGGCAATATGCTTGTAGGTTCGGCAAGCAGCACTTATGCAGGTCTTGGAGCTATAACAGCTAATGATGCTTTTATATACACTCCTAATGCAGGGGATATAACATTAATGGCAACTAATTCGACGAGTAAAGTAAAATTTGCAACAGGAGGAACGGGATTGACTGGGTATATTGATGGGAATGGGTATCACTATTCATCTTCTACGCAAGCGGCAAGAATGGGGTCACTTAGTGGTTATCCCGGTTTGTGGTTAGGCTCAGGAGCTAATTCGCCAAATTTTGCAAACTACGCTATACTACAAGATGGGCCTAATGAGCAGACGGTTTTTAACGGTACGGGTTCTGTTCCTTCTATAAATTTCAGGTTAAACAACGGAGCTACAAACACTTTTTTATATAAAGGGGACAGGTCTGGTTTTGGATTTGCTAATACCGGCACTCCGTCTGCATTGATACACGCAGCAGCTTTAGGAAGTACTTCGGCGGGTACAGCTCCTTTTAAGATGACAACATCAGGCGCAGCTTTATTAGCCACTCCTGAAGCAGGAGCAATGGAGGTTTTAGTTGATAGCCTTTACTGGACAGGGAATAGTGGAACACGATATAAAATTTATCCGCAAGGAGGAAGCGTTACAGCAGACGAAGGCATTACTGCTAATACATCAACTAATGTTCAGCTTGGCAGCACATCAAATTCCGGAGTACCATTTTCATCAACAAGATATATAAATACTGGATCAAATACTTTAAGAATTAGAGGGTCTTCTTCTTCTCAAACATTACAAGCAGAAAATACTAGCACAGGAGTTGCAATAAGATCAGAAGCAATAGGAAGTTCAGCGACATTTGTTACTACTCCGGCAAGCACAAATACAGGAGTGCCTGTTATAAATTTAAGCATTGCATCAACAGGAAGTGCAGCTAATAATTTTGGAGGTCACATAGCATGGGATATTGAAAACACAGCAGGCACAAACGTACAAGCCGGTTCTCTTGGAAAGAAATTATACGATGCTGTAAATGCTACGCTAACGACACAAGATTACAATATAGGTATAAGTAAGGCCGTAACAGATACCTTATCAACAATGGGCGGTTATGTTAATCTAACAGAATCTTCAGCAACAAAATTTACCTCTACTACAATAGCGAATAGTAAAATTCAAGGGGGATCAATACTTGTAACTGTTGAAGCAAATGACGGAACAGATTTTCAATCCAGAACGTTAAGATTTATTTGGACTGCGGTAGCGAAAGCCGGAACGCTTACAATAACAATCAGCACTCCTGAAGAAGTTGCTGCGGTTTCTTCTGGTACTTTAACCTGTACGATCACAGCAGTAGATGCAGGAAGTGGTGTCTTAGACTTTAAAGCAAATGCGGTTAGCTCATTAACGCAAACAACATTAAGAGCCACTTATCAAACCTTTAAAAACTTCTAATAATGAGAATAATAACCATATTGATTTTTATTATTATGAGCCTTTCGTCTAAAGGTCAGGCGTATGAAATCTATAAGGTTTCTTATTACTCAAATGGGTATAATGATACAACATTTGTAAGGAATGATAGTGTTTTTAATAGAGTACCTGGGGGTGGTTATCAATTTAATTATAAAAGACCTTTTAAAACATTCGTTACCACTTCTCAAATAACAGGTTTTGAAAACGTAAGCAACACAAGTGATCTATCAAAACCAATTAGTACAGCAACACAAACAGCGTTAAATACAAAGATGAATATTTGGTTTGCAGCAGATGCGCAGGCAAGTGATAGTTATGTAATTACTCTTAGCCCTGTTCCCGCTTCATATACAACAGGAATGATGATAGTGTTTAAGGCTAATACCGCAAATACAACCGGATGTACAATAAATGTAAATGGGCTTGGCGCAAAGGACATAACAAAACGAGTAAGCACAGCACTTTCAACAGGCGATATTTTACAGAATATGCTTTGTTGGTTGGTATATGATGGAACGAGGTTTATAATTCTTAATCCGGTAGTAAATTAAGTCATGCCAGGACTACCATCATTTAAAGATTTTCTGCAAGGTCTAAAAGACGATGTTAAAGGCACGATTATGTATGTAGCTTTTATTGCAATAGTTGTTCTGTTTGGAATATTAAGGTCTTCAGATAAGGATAAGACTGCAAAACTTGAAAAACAAATTGCCGATTGTAATACAAATTCAAGAGCAAATGCCTTTACTTCAAAATCAGAGAACGATCAGTTAAGGGGTCAGATAGTAGAATTAATTGGGGGATTCAATGAATTAAAAGGACAAATGAAAACTTTAAAAGATTTAGGAATTATAAAATGAAATACATCTGCCTACTAATACTGATTTCTTGTAACTCATCTTCAGATAAAAAGATGATCGATAAAGTCACCCATTCATCTTTTGTTGATTCAGTTTCCAAGATCGTTGATAGTATTAATACTGCTATGGATGATTTTAAGGAAGTCGCAAACTTTGCCATAGATGCCAAAGCGCAAATAAAAGATTTGGAAGAAAGAAAAGCATTAACACAGGCACAAGTTGAAAACGAACCAACTTATTTATCAATGATGCGGTCTGAAGATTACAAACCCGTTGATGATAAGGACAAAGAAATTTACCGACTAACTCAGAAAATTAAGGAATATGAAAGGGAAATAGCGAAGTTAAAGAATAGACTTTTTTACGATAGTATGTCGAAGGTTAGTCAGAATTACGACCAAGTTCCAAACGAGATAAAGCCAGATGATAAAAGTTTAATTATTACTTTGAATAAGAAACTCAGGGGTGACGGTGATATATCTGAGCAAGGTGTTTCAGTTTGGATAATGAAGTACACTAAGAAGGCTAAAAAGCAGTTTAAGGGCTATGATAATTGTCAATTAAAAGACTTAAATTTATTAGATGCAAAAGAGGCTAACTATTATAAAGGGCAGTATTTTTTCAACGATATAGAACCTGGAGAGTATTTAATAAAGGTTTGTGCTTTATATGGAAACTGGATGGTAATTAATAAGAAGGATTATAAACAGGAGATTGAAATATTAATGTCTCCTCCTATTCAATAAAAATTAAAACTATGAATGTAACAACTTCATCAAAACGGTTTACACTTAACGGCAATGACTTTGTAAAGGGTCTGATTATGGCAGTCGGAGGTGCAGCCGTAACGCTTGCACTTGATAGTCTTAATGCCGGATCATTCGATTTTGATTGGAAGAAAATACTTGCAGGGGCATTAACTGCGGGGCTTACTTATTTGGCTAAGAACTTCTTTGATAAGCCTAAAGTGGTGATCACAGATGTAAAAGATACAACTATTGAAGCTGTAAAAGACGGAACAGCAAACGTAGATATTACTCATCAATGAAGAAATGGGCGCTTATATTACTCGTTGGATTAGCTTCCTGCTATACAGAAAACAAAGCAAGACAGCAATTTTCAAAGGCTGCTATTGCATACCCGAAGCTCCCTGCTGATTATTGCGCTACAACTTACCCAGTGAATGTAGTAACAGATAGCACAGAGTACAAAAACAGTAAACGAATAATAGATTCTTTAGCTAGCGCATTACTGAATGATAGTCTTTTGAGTAATGATGAAAGGATTCGCCTAACGTTGGAAATAGAAAGAGTGAGATCGTTAATTGTAGAGCCAAAAAATTGTGACTCTCTAAGTAATACTATTTACAAATTAGTAAGCAGGGAAAAACAAAGGGGTGATAAATTACAGTCTGCATATAATAACTTATTAGTTGCATCTCAGAATTTAAAGCCAGTACATGATACTGTTGAAAATACTGCTAAGTTAAAAGCCTGTGAACTTGATAATTCACGCTTAACTGCATTACTTGTAAGTGTAACTACTGACAGGGATAAGTATAAAGCGAAGGCTAATAAACGGGGCTGGATGTTTTGGGGCTTGATATTTTTAGTCGTAGGAGCTATTGGAACGAGACTTTACTTAAAATCAAAATCAATAATAAAATGAAACGATTTAATTACTATTGGGCAGGGTTTGCAATATTCGCCTTTGCTGCTGTGATTTCTTTTTTCCAGGTTAATGGGTATTGGGCAGACCAACATCATTTAGGAAATTTAATGTGGATAGGGTTAGGAATTTTGTTTGCTGCTATTTCAATTTTCTGCATTAAGAAAGTATGATTCCTTTAACCTACATACTATTAAATTTAATCCATGCCCTTTGGCACTCTTACTTAATTAAGAAAAACCGTTTGATACAATCGGGACAGAAGATAATCGAATACTCTATTGTAAGCATATTGGCGGGGGTAATATTAAAAATCGTTCTTGGTTGTAAATTGCTCCCGCTGATTTTATTTTGTTTCCTTATAAGGTTAGCTTTCTTCGATCCTTTTTTAAACGTACTAAGGGGTAAACCGATTGCTTACGAAGGGGAGATTAAAAAGAAAAAGTCTTTTTACGATTGGTTTGAACAACAAACAGGGCTTCCGATAATGTTTTTACGGGTGGTTTACCTGGCTGCGTTTTTAATTTATTTGATAATCTGGATGAGATGAAAGATGCCCGTAAAATAATAGTCTTAATGTTCGCCCTTACTATTTGTGCGATAATGATGGCTATAATTTCATCTTGGATTTATTACGGATCGGCAAAGCCTGAATCGGTGAATATCTTAGGGCATTTAATTGATACCATGTTAGGAGCTATAATTGCTTATTTAATGCTAAAACCTGATAAGAATGAGGGATAAAATCTCAGAAGGCCGTGTAGCCTTATTACATCCGGCTGTAAGGGCTGAAGTTAAACAGCTAATAGAACAAGCCGAATCAGGTTTCCCGCCTTCTATGGCTGTCAGAATCGTTCAGGGGCTAAGAACTATTGCCGAACAGGATACGCTGTATGCTCAAGGCCGGACAAAGCCGGGGAATATAGTTACCAAAGCGAAGGGTGGGTCTTCTTATCATAACTATGGCTTGGCAATCGACTTCGCAATCCTGACGGATAAAGACGGCAACGGATCGTTTGAGGACTTGTCATGGGACATTAAACGAGATAACGACAAAGACGGGATTGCTGATTGGCTGGAAGTAGTTAAGATATTTGAAGCTGCCGGATGGACTTGGGGCGGTAAATGGGCAACTTTAAAAGACTATCCGCATCTTCAGAAAACTTTCGGTTATACCTGGCAGCAGTTATTTGAGAAAGTTAAAAGGGGTGAAGAGTATGTATCATTATAACCCATGCTCTTCTTTAAACTCAAAAATCCCAAAAAGCACGCTCAACTAAATACTTCAGCCTTTCTATTTCTTGGTCTTTCTCTGTGCATTGAGATTGAAGGGCGGTGATTTCGGATAAAAGATTCTTTCTTTCTAATTCGATTTGTTTATAATATCGGTCATCTCCTTTTTCTATGGATTCTTTAAATTCAACAAGATCATTATATTTTGATGCAAGCTCCCGCCTATCAGCAGCCATTTCAAGTATTAGCTTTTCCAATTCTTCCCGCCCATCGGTTGCAAGTTGGTAACCAGCAATAAAATCTTGTTGTCTTTGTTTTATACCGTCTGAAATATTACTATGAAGTTGTTTATATTCTTCTTCGGTATAGCCGGGGTGATTACTAATATAAGGAAGGTTTGGAAATCTTTTTTCTGCTTCGTCCTGAATCGCTTTCGGTATAGTTGACATTGTTTTTATTTTTGGTTTGAGGGATGTTCATACAATAATTGGTAAAGACGGAATTTCCAATATAAAATCTCGGTTGTCACATCTCTGTATAAATCCATTGATTCCAAATAGCCAAGTTTATTTCTTATTTGAATTTCCTCCTTCGTCATAATTTTTATTTTTTATCCCCCGAAAGGGTTTTGTTTAATTTGTTTGTCAGCTTCATTCAACAAGTGTGGATGTTCGTATATGTTGCCGACGATTTCTGCTTGCGGTTCATTTTTTATGTACACCCAAAGCATCGGGTTTCCATGTGCCGTTATTTCTTCGCCTTCTGCATTACCAATAGAAACCGTTTTCCATAGGACCAACTTTTCATCCCAAATAACTTTATGATATAAATAATTCCACGATCTGTTGGACGGGTAATGTGGGCAACACAAGACATCCCCTTCATAAATCTCTTTCCCATTCTTATCTTTTAATCCTGTGTATTGCATGATAGGATATTTCCCGTTAAGGGCATCTATCAAATATCTTGATTGAGTGGCATAATTCATATCTATCATTAGCCCAACGTATCCATCCTCAACAGGGGCTACATCCCAAATTCTAAATTTAATTTCTCTCATTGTTTAATATTTATTTCTGCTCAATAATTCCCCCGTCTAAAGACGGAAGCGGTTTAGAGGTTTATTTTTTTCTTTGTCTTTTCTATTTCGGCGGCACTTCTCAAATCTTTTTTATTTTCCATGATTAAATGTTTTATTTTGGTTATCAACTTCATTGCTACTATTGAGCTTGGTTGTGTCACTCACTTGTACAAAAAGTAATTCTATTCGGCACCGCAATAACAATCTGCTACATGAATAGGGTTTCCATCTTTGCTTAGTTGCCACGCTCCACAGGTACAAGAGCAGGCCCGTTCAAATCTTTCTTGCTCTTCGTCTTCTTCCTCATCGGCATCCCAATCATTTTCATCATCGTCGTTTGCTAATTCTTCTTCGTAACGCAACCATTCCTCATAATCATCAACAATCTTTTTAGCGGCTTGGTATTGTTCAAATGTTATGTTCATATACTTGGTTTATTTGGTAGTGGCATCCAATGGGTGATGGACGGGTATCTTTCAGTTGTTCCCTTTATTAAATTTTCTCCGCACAAATAGCCCAATTCAATTCTTGTTTGTCCTCCAAATTCATAGCATATTAAAATATCTTCACCCAACACTTCCGGCAATCCATCTTCCACCCTCGTCCATCCCTGCCTATTGAGGGAGGCGTATTCGGTCATGGCTGCTTTTGCCGCATCATATAAAGCAAAAGAATCAACGGTATAGCTTTTTTGCTCATAATAGAAACCATGCTTTTTCAGCACATCTTCAATAGTAGGTGTCATAGTCTTTTATTGTTTGTAGGTTAACTTGTAGTTGCAGAAATTAAATTAAACGGTTTTATAATCATCCAATCTCCGTTATCACATTTGAAATAAAGATTCCCAAATTCATAGTTTTGGAATGTTCCACCATCTTCATACTCTTTGCCATTATACATATACTTCACATGGTAGTATTTACCTTTAACCATCACATCTTCCCATTTTAATTTTTTAGTAGGTTTGTCTTGTGTCATATCTCATCAGTTTTAGTTTCTATTAATTCAATCTGATCTAACGGAGGGTTGTAAGATCCGCTCCTACCTGAAATATCTTTCGTTTCCTGGTTGCGGAAATCATCACTGAACTGCTGCCATGCTTTACCGAGATCAGGACGGCGATCTATTCGCTCGTAGGCTTCGTAGGGTTTGCCGAAGTAATCCAAGCGGGTTACTTTGTTGTGATCGGGTAGTTGCCATCCTTCAGGTCTGGTTGTGTCTTGCATAACTGTAATTTTTATAAACGTCCCCTACTTTCGATTTCGGGGAACGTAAACTATTTTATTTCTGGATTGAAAAATTAGATGTTTTTATTAGGCCAATGTGACCAACTTTGCTAATTGTTATCTCATTAGTATGATGATTAAAAACATCATAAAGCTGACCATCTAAATTATTAACACACATAAAAGCAGGGACATCGTTATTATCCCATTTTTTATATTGGCCTTTTACAGTAAAAGTAGCTTCTTGAGTGCCTTTGAAGTTGTGGATTAAGATTGTCATTTTGTTTACGTTTAATTGTGAATTGATATGTAAATATAGTAAAAGGTTTGGATAAAATACTATATAATATTAAAAAGTTATTAACATTCGGGCAAAACCCCTTGTGTAAGAGCTAATGTCAGAGTTTCGTATTTCGCCTCGATCTTCTTTTTATCAGAAGGCTTTACATATACATAGGCTGTCTTAACTCTTTCGCCATTTGTTTTAGGACGACCAGCTTTCTTTTTCTTTGCCATAAAGATTATTTTTATACAATATTAAGCATTTTTTATTATATAGTAAAAATAAATTTTTTTATGTGAAAAGTATTATATAATATTGCTAAATGATTACGCATTACATATACGCTATCTACTATAAAAATGAGCCGTTTTATATAGGCATTTCTGTAAATCCAGCTACAAGATTATTCGCTCATTTTAAAGGAATTTCAGGACGGCGTAAATTTAATCCTAATTATAAAATTTCAATACTTCAGAGAATCGTTACCAGATCAAACAGAATGTGTAAAAAATGCTACGCAAAAGAACAGTACTGGATTAATAGATTTATATTAGAAGGATACAAACTTAAAAATACCGCAATCAATAAAAACTATCGTATATGGACATCACCCAACAAATAATCAACATCTCAAAAGCGGGAGCTTACGATGTAGTATCTCAACACAGGAACGAACTACTGGAAGAAAACGCTAAGTTGAAAGAGCGTGTGAAGTTTCTGGAAAACCTGATCAAAGAATATTCTGATAAAATGTTAAACCAACTCAAATGATCTACGCATTCCTTCTCTCCGTCATCATTAATATCCTTCTTTGCTCATGGATCGCTATAATAACTACGAAACAGAGCAGGATAGAATCAGATTTCGATGATACAGATTCATTCTATAATAATTAAACTATAATTTATGCAACTCCAAAAAGCGACCCGGAAGAAATCAAAGCTACGGCTGAACCTATCCGGCCCGGCTGGTAGCGGGAAAACCTACTCAGCTTTATTAATGGCAAAAGGTCTTATCGGATCTTGGGATAAGATAGCCGTAATTGATACAGAGAACGGATCAGCTTCGCTGTACTCTCATCTCGGTGACTTCAATACTATTGATCTGCAACCACCCTACACGCCTGAAAGGTATAACGAGGCGATAGATGCTTGCATAGCTGGTGGGATTGAATGTATCATCATTGATAGCAGTTCACACGAATGGTCTGGTACTGGTGGCTGCATAGAGATCAACGAGAAGTTGGCTCAGTCTAAATTCAAAGGCAATACCTGGTCAGCATGGAGCCAGACAACTCCCCGTCACGATTCGTTCGTTAATAAAGTACTGCAAGCTCCTGTCCATATTATTACTTGTACCCGTAGTAAGATGGAAACCGTAATGACCGATGATAAGAAGGTAAAGAAGTTGGGTATGAAAGATATTCAGCGGGAAGGTTGGGAATATGAATTAACCGTATCGTTGAATATCGACAGAGATACCCACATGGCTATGGCATCAAAAGATCGTACTAATTTATTCGAGGGTAAAGATCCGTTTGTGATTACTGAGAAAACAGGTAAGGCTATATTGAAGTGGTGTGAGACTGGGGTTGAAGCTCCGAAGAAACTCACGAATCAGGACGCAGAGTTCTATACTGAGTGGCAGAAAGAAATATCAGCGGTCGGTAATCCGGCTGACTTGCTATATTTATACAATACCCATGCAGCAACAGTCTCTGAAGATGAGAAACTGAAAGCAATGTTCAAAACTAAACAGGGAACTTTTAAAACTCAAGCGGTATGAAAAGAGTAATTCAGGAAACAATCGAAAAATCAGTTGATGTTGAAATGCCATGCTATGTAAAGAATGGTGATAATCATTTTACAAAAGTCTTAGATGATAAGACCGCAATGATTGTTAAATCATACTCCTTTAGTTATGGAATTGAAATTGTCAGCTTAGATCAGTATAACCCCTTTACTAACGGGTGGCAATTTGTTGGCGAAGATGATTTTAACATTGCTAAAAACAAGGTTATAGAACTTCTTAAAATACACGTCGTATGACCTACAACATCGCATCAACAAACTACTGGACAGTACCTGGAATGCTTAAAGGAACTAAGTTTATAAAGAATCTTTTAGCGGATCATATTATTAAAATAGTCAGCGAGCAACTAGATGTTAGCAGAGTAGAGATGTTTTCAATCCATCGGTACAAAAGAATAGTTCAGGCAAGACAGATAGCAATGTACTTGATTAGAAAAAATACTACTCGTTCATGGACTGATATTTCTAACCTGTTTGGTGGTCGTGATCACACTACAGCCATACACTCCTATCGGACTGTTGAGAACTTATGCTTCTCTGACGAACAATACAAACAACGTTTACTTCAAATTGAAAATTTATTATGATGCTTAAACTAAACACTAAATCACTACAAGCGTTTTTTTCTAAGGCGGCAAAGATTCAAAGATCTACGCAGTTGCCAATATTATCTTACCTGAAACTATCGTTCGATAACAAGATAGCGACACTAACAAAATCGAATTTAGAAGCTACTATTATAGGCCAAATAGAATATGAAGGTGATGGATCAGATATGTTAATTGACGAAAACGATTTACAAATATCTGCCAGTAATGCCACATCTGAATTTATAGATGTTGAGTTTATAAACAATGTAGGCAAGTTCGATGTAGTACTAAAATATAATAAGGTTAAGAAAGTTACCCCGTCGGATGACATAAATTTATTCCCTGCTATGCCAGAGATAAAAGAATCTGAAATTATAAAACTAACTTCTGACCATTTGAAGGCTATTGAAAAGGCATCTCATTTTTCAGGAGAATCAGAAGCGTTATCATTTGTACAGATAACCCCTGCTGCTATCGCTGCATTTTCACAACAGTCTTTTTATATCAATACTAACTTTAATGAATTACCGGCAGTCTTATTAAGGCCCGACGAAATAAAGGTGCTCCCAAATAATGAACTTGAATTTTCTGATCTCGAAAGACATCATGTTTTTTATGTGCCGGGATTTACTTATATATTTACTAAGATCGAAGGTAAGGCAGCTCCGGTTGATGCGGTATTAAGTAGATTAAAACAACCGGGGAAAGATTTTACATTCGACCCATTCGAATTAATATCATTTTGTAACGAAGCAAACGCAACATCTAAATCAGAAATCTCAACTTGTACTATGAATGGTAGTTCGCTGTCTCTTAATGATGCAGCCTATTCACGTTCAATTGATGCAGAATATAATTGCGAAGGCGAACCAGATGAATTTACATTCAATTCAAGATCGGTCTTATCTGGTTTGAAAGCGCTGCCAACAGGCAAGGTAAATGCAAAGACAAACCAAAATTGTCTTATCATAAACGATAACCAGGAATGGTATTGTTTTATCGGAATGGCAAAATAATTATCAATCTATAAATTTATTATTATGACAAACATTGATAGACTTAACGACATACTTGAGGGTAATGATATAGCTCTCGAGCTACTTGAGAAGATTGAAAGTGAAATGGAAAATCTACAGGAACAACTCGACGGCGCTGAAGACGAAATTAAAGATTTGGAAAGAGAAGTCGATAACTTAAAGGATGAATCCATATCTGAAGATGACTTAGAATCAATCGACCTCGGATTAGATACGATTAATTTTTACTTTGAGAAAGGTAACCTGCAAATACGTCAACAGTTTGATTCTCTTATGGAAGTATTAAACAAAACCCCCAATGCAATCATACACTGATTTCTTAGAGCGCAAATCACACTTAGGCGGCAATCATGGGTTCGATCCCTTATTCCTTCCAGATTGGTTATTTGATTTTCAAAAGTACCTGGTCAATTATTCAACACTTAAAGGAAGATCCGCAATATTCGCCGACTGCGGATTAGGTAAAACTCCAATGCAGTTAGTATGGGCGCAAAATGTTTTACAGCATACTAATAAACCAGTATTGATCGCAACCCCTTTAGCCGTATCATACCAGATATTAAAAGAGGCAAATAAATTTGGTATCGAAGTTCATAAAATACAGGATGGGAAAAACATACCGACCTCAATAGTAATTACAAACTATCAAAGATTACACCATTTCAACCCCGCTGATTTTTCAGGAATGGTATGCGACGAATCATCTATCCTTAAAAACTTTGATGGCGCAACGAAGCAGACCATAACAAACTTCATGCGGAAGTTGCCTTATAGGTTATTATGCACCGCAACAGCGGCCCCGAATGATTATGTAGAATTAGGAACGAGTAGTGAAGCACTCGGCGAACTTGGTCACATGGATATGTTGAATAGGTTTTTTAGAAATGTGGACGGATCAACTCTTGGCGGCTCACATGGTTTCAGGCATAAACATCAAGCAAGGTTAGACGCTTTTACCGGGAAGAAATCTTTTTGGCGGTTCAAACATCATGCAGAAATACCATTTTGGAAATGGGTTTGTTCGTGGGCCAGAGCAATAAGAAAACCATCTGACTTTGGTTTTAATGATGTGCAGGATAATTACTCCTTTATACTTCCTGATTTAATAGAAACGCTGCACGAAGTAAATGCGCCATCAATAAACGAAAACCTATTCAGTGATTTATCATTCCTTAATCCTGCTGAACTTGGTTTAAAAGCAGAAAGGAAAGAGAGAAATAAATCATTAACTCAAAGGTGTGAAAGAGTTGCTGAACTTGTCAACGATCACGACTATTCTGTTTCATGGTGTCAATTAAACCCGGAAGGTGATTTATTGGAGGAGTTAATACCAGGATCAAAACAAGTATCGGGATCACAGTCAGATGAAGAGAAGGAAGAAATATTAATGGCATTTAGTAACGGTGAATTAAAGAAGCTAATAACCAAGTCAAAGATCGCTGGCTTTGGTTTGAACTGGCAACACTGTAATCATACAACATTTTTCCCATCTCATAGTTATGAACAATATTACCAATCATTGCGCCGCTTCCTTAGATTTGGACAAACCAGAAACGTTATTGCCGACATGGTTGCAAGCGAGGGGCAAAAACCAATCATAGAAAACCTGCACAGAAAAGCGGTTGCAATAGATAAAATGTTTACGGAATTAGTAAAATACATGAATGAATCAATTTCGATATCAAAACAATCTTTAGATCAAAAACAAATAAATATACCATCATGGCTACAGAAGTAATAACCGACAAGTATGCGATTTATAAAGATGATTGCATGAATGTAATGAGACAATTACCAGATAATTCAATTCATCTATCTGTTTATTCGCCTCCATTTGGGGGGCTGTATCATTATTCATCTTCCGAACAGGATTTGAGTAATTGTAAAGATTACGATGAGTTTTTTGAACACTATGAATATATTGTAAAAGAAAAACATCGCATCACTATGCCGGGAAGATTAACCGGCGTTCATTGCATGGATGTGCCAAGTGGTAATACCGGGTGTGACGTTTTAATAGATTTCCCAGGGGATATAATAAGGCTTCATAAGAAATTTGGATTTGAATATGTGGCAAGATATTCGGTTTGGAAAGAGCCATTAGGTGTTAGGAATAGAACAATGGCAAAGAACCTGGCCCACAAAACAATAGTTGATGATAGTTCAAAATGTTCGGTTGCCTCAGCTGATTATTTATTAATGTTTCGTAAGCGTGGCACAAACCCTGTACCAATAGACCACCCAACAGGACTACATTACTATGCGGGGGAAAGAGAGATGCCATCTGAGCTACATCAATACAAGGGATGGAAAGGAAACCAAATTGAAAATAGGTATAGTCATTGGATTTGGAGACAATACGCATCTGCTTTTTGGGATGATGTTAGAATTGATAATGTATTGCCGTTTGAAGATGGCAAAGATCCGGAAGATGAAAAACACATACACCCACTACAGTTAGATGTTATTGAAAGATGTATTATACTTTGGTCCAACCAGGGCGAAACCGTGTTCACTCCTTTCATGGGCGTTGGTAGTGAGGTTTATTCTGCTGTTAAATTAGGAAGGATGGGTATTGGTGCAGAACTTAAGCAGTCTTATTTTAATCAAGCTGTACGCAATCTTAAGGCCTGTAAAATAATGAGTGAATTTTCACAGCAAGATGTTTATGATTTTATAAAAACAGAATAATGATCAGCGAAAACATTATACTTTACGAAGTAACTAAAGAACTTCTACGAGCAGAAAATAAATTTCCATTCTGGCCTAAAGATCATATTCATGCGGCTGCAATAGTTAATGAAGAATCGGGTGAACTTATCCGGGCATCATTACAACTTAAATACGAGAATGGCAATATTGAAGATTTGAAAACCGAAGCGATTCAATGCGCTGCTATGTGTATTCGTTTCCTAAAAAATATTGATAGTTATGAACTATAAACAACGTTACTCCGAAGCCCACAAACTATACTACGATATTAACTTTCCCAACGTAGTTAAGGATGGATTTTATTCGCCGCCTGTAATGCCTGATGTGATTACAACAAACGGGTTAACTAAGTACTGCCAGAATATGATCACCTGGTTAGGCGGTAGATCGAAGCGGGTTAATGTTGTAGTAAGGGCATCTGATAAAATAACCACTGAAGCATCGGGCGCAAAATTTACTGATAAGCGTTATACTAGATCGGTAAAAAAGAACACAGCCGATTTATTAAATGTTTTACGAGGCACTTCTATTGATATTGAAATTAAAAATAAGCATACAGGTGATTATATGAAGCCGGGACAATGGGAAGAAAAAGCTAATGCTGAACGTGCTGGTGGAAAGTACTGGATCGTCACTTGTGTAGAAGATTTTTTATTTGAGTTGGATGGGTTTTTGTATGGGTAATAGTGTATCTTTATAATGCCGGGTCACAGCGGCTGAAATTGTTTTATTTTCCCTGAGGGAGTAGGTCACTGTGACGGCCGAAACCTCAGGGATTATTTTTATACTCGCACCTTGAAATGATCTCAAACATTGAAGAAATAAAAGCTGCTGCAAACATCATTGATATTATCTCTGATTACGTTAAGCTAAAACAGGACGGGGTAAACATGGTTGGCAAATGCCCATTCCATGAAGAAAAAACCCCATCATTCAAAGTACATAAGACACAACAATTTTTTAAATGTTTCGGTTGTGGTAAGTCGGGTGATGCAATCGCATTCCTTCAGGAGTTTAACAATATAAATTATATTGAAGCTATAAAATTGATAGCCACTAAGTGTAATATTGGGATTGAAGAAACAGATAAACGCAAGTATGAAAAACCAATACCGAGAACAGAACAACCAAAAGATAATATAATTCAATACTTCGTAAAACGAAATATATCTGCTGGTACTGTACGACATTTTAATATTACTGAAGCGGTGGAATGGATGCCTTTGGCTAAAAAAGAAATTCCTGTTATTTGTTTTAACTATTATAAAGACGGCGAACTAACTAATATTAAATTCAGAGGCAAGGATAAGGATTTTAAGCTATCAAAGAACGCTGAAAAAATATTTTACAACATTGATTCTATTTCAGATGAAAACGAAGCTGTTATTGTTGAGGGTGAAATTGATTGCATGAGTATGCACGAAGCCGGGATAAGAAACGTGGTATCTATTCCTAATGGCACACCTCCAGCAGGAAGTCAACTTAATATTGAGTACTTAAATAACTGTTGGAAAGCATTTGAAGGCAAGGATAAAATAATTATAGCTACCGATAATGACGAACCAGGTAAAGCGATCCGTGATGAATTAGCTAGAAGATTAGGTTATGAACGCTGCTATATGGTAGAATATCCTAAAGATTGTAAAGATGCTAATGATATTTTAAAACTTCATGGCAAGGATGCCGTCAGATACATGATCTCATACGCAAAGAAATGGCCAATACAAGGCGTTCTTATGATGGATGATCTTTACCCGATAGTAGAAGATTACTATAATAATGGCTATCCCAAAGGGTATGAAGCTGGATTAGGAGATTTTGATGATTACCTAAAGTTTTCTGGTGGGCAAATGACAGTATTAACTGGATCTCCGGGCAGTGGGAAGTCTGAATTTTTAGACTGGTTAACAACATCACTTGCTAAAAAACATAATTGGAAGTTCGCTGTTCTATCTTTTGAAAATCCTGCCGCTATTCATGTTACTAAACTAATGGAAAAGTTTATAGGCTTATCATTTTCTCATAGAAAAGATCATAATCACAGGATGGATAATAATCAATTTAAAGAAGGTGTTGGATTAACTGATCTATATTTTTCATTTATAGATATTGAACAATGTGAAGTTGATATTCAAAGCATACTATCAAAATGCAAAGAACTTGTTTTGCGGCTAGGTGTAAAAGGAATAGTTATTGATCCGTGGAATTACATTGAGCATAAAGTTCCTGCTGGTTATACCGAAACGCAGTATATTTCAGAAGCATTATCTTTAGTAAAGGAGTTTGCTATTAAAACAAATACCCATGTTTTTATTGTAGCACACCCTCGTAAGTTAATGAAGGATCAAAAGACAGGGCAATACCCTGTTGCTACGATGTATGATGTATCTGGATCGGCGCATTTCTTTAATAAAACTGATAACGGTTTATCAATTCATAGAGATTTTAGTAATGGAGTTGTTGATGTTTATATTCAAAAAGTTAGGTTTTCCTGGCAAGGTATGGTAGGATTTGTTTCTTATGAATTTGATACAATGACTAGAAAATATATTCAAATAAATTAAGTATATTTAATACTGCTTACTTATTATAATGAAATTAATTTACACGAAATTACCGGCGCACAGACGTTATCTCACTCCGAAAGGTGTTATGATAAGTAAGCCGTTTGTGTGTCCGGTACTTACGTTTTTATGAAAAAAGATGCTTACTACTTTAGCCATGATGCCAATGCGTCAAGTGATCCAAAATGCGCTGCTTTAATTAATGATTTTGGGATGAAGGGGTACGGGTTTTATTGGATGATGATAGAAATTTTACACCAGCAAAAAGGGGGTAAACTTGAGAAGTTTCCAAAACTAATGGAAGGCCTAGCACACCAATTTAGAGTTGAAAAAGATTTTGTAGTGAAGCAAATCGAAGCATTGCTTCACGATTATTTTTTGCTTCAAGAAGATGATAAATTTATCTGGAGTGATCGTGTTTTGCGAAATTTGGATGAAAAAAACGATAAACGGGAAGCTAGGGTAGAAGCTGGAAGGATTGGAGGTATAAAATCTGGATTATCAAGACAATCGAAGCAAAACGAAGCACCGCTTAAAGCAATCGAAGCACCGCTTACAAAATCGAAGCAAAGTAAAGTAAAAGAAAGGAAAGAAAAGGAAAGTATTAATGGCAATACAGATTTTTCTGGCGAAAAAAAGGAATACAATGCAGGCGAATTTATTCCTCCTAAAAAAGGAATGGTTTATTGATGATACAAGTGATTGAAATTAAATAACTAACTTTATTGAATAATCAATATTTTTTCATATGAGAGGTGGAGCAAGGCCGGGATCTGGTCGTAAAACTAAGGTAGACGAGGATATGGTTCGAAATCAATCTATGCAAGCTATAACAGAGCTTTATGGAAGTGTCGAGGAAGGGCTTAAAACACTGCTTAGATCAGGAGAGGCATCTTTAATAAAATTTGTTTACGAACACGCTATCGGTAAACCAAAAGAAAAAGTTGAGTTGTCGGCTGATTCGGATGCAACACCTATCATAAACATAAACGTAATAAGAACGAAGAAAGAAATTGATGATTCGTTGTAATGATTTTCATACATAGGGTTAATGGTTTACGTCCTGGAGTTTCTACTTCGGGACTTCTTGTAAATAAGAGAGCCGGGTAGAAACCCAGCTCGTTATCAAAACTAATTGTTATCCTATGAAAACAGACCTTACTGTAGAAACAGTCTGATCGAGAAATTGACTAGAAAATAAAGTTACTACCATTTGATTAAAATATGAAAACTTTTATTATCTTAGTTATCTGATGCCAGTGGTGAGGCTGGCAAAAACTTTTTAGGGCTTCGTAGTCTTGTTTAATCCTCACCGATTAGCTTGGTTATTGAAGCCCTGATTTATTTTATGAAAGTATTAAATCTAAGATGTGGTGTTGGGGGAAATAGAAAACTATGGGAAGGTGTAGAAGTAACAGCTATTGAAAATATTCCAGAGATTGCAGCAGTTTATCAAAGGTTGTACCCAAATGATACCGTTATTGTGACAGATGCAAACGAATATTTAGAGCAGCATTATTCAGAATTTGATTTTATATGGGATTCGCCAAGTTGCCAAAAAGAAAGTAGGATGGTAAAGTTTACAAGACATAAAAACAAACACTTGCCTTCGTTAGAGGTTTACAGGACTGTTATATTCTTACAGAATTTCTTTAGAGGTAAGTGGGTTGTTGAAAATGTTATTCCATACTATAAACCATTAATTGAACCTACGGTTAAATGTGGGAGGCATTTATTTTGGAGTAATTTCCCAATAACTTCTTTAGAAATAAAGCAACCAAAAAATACAATAAACCTCGCATCATTGGCTGGTAAAAAAATTATGATGGACTGGCTTGGTATTCACTACGAAGAAAATATTTATTACAAAGGGAATCATTGTCCTGCCCAGGTCCTAAGAAATTGTGTTCATCCAGAATTAGGGTTGCATATCTTAAAACAATTAAATTTACATATATGACAGAAACTAAAAAAACCAGGACACCTAAGAATGCAGAAAGTATTACCAAAGGCGCATTAGCATTACCGTTGCAAGAAAGGGTTGATCTTGTTACAGCTCTTAACGAATCTATTAAATCTGAAGTAGAAACTATTAAAGCTGCGGCGGTCCATGCAGAGAAGATTGCGAATGGGTCATACTGATATGATAATAAATACAAAATTTGAGGTCGGATCATTGATACAAATGAGATACGACAGAAATACTGAAGATATGTTTCAGTTATTAGAAGTAAAGGAAGTATTTGCACAAGTTTGCTATGGAGGTACTCAAGTATTTTATGATTGCCGAACTATTATTGCGAAGAAAGAGTTTAAAGGATTTAAAAGAGAAGGAGAATTTGAATGGGTTGTTGGTCATTCACTTTCTAAAGAAGATAATAAAACTGGATGGAGAAGGTACAGAGAAGATGAGCTTATCGAGGCAGAGCAAAAGTTAATAGAAATTATTAATACTAAACCAAAATGAAAATCCACATCTACCATCACATAGTTCAGGAAGATAACTGCTATGAGTTGGATCTTAAACAGTCTCTTAATTCAATTTTTAATATTCTAAAACAAATCAAGATGGAACAATCAGAATTAACTGCGAAACTTGTTTCGTTAGCAACGCAACTTGAAAAGGTAAAGACAGAGATCAATGCGAAACTTGCATCACTTGAAGAAGCTATCGAAGCTGCTGATGATGTAAGCCCTGAAGTTGAAGCAGCTTTCGAAGCTGTTAAGACTGCCGTCCAGGGTATTGATGACATTAACCCTGATGCAGAACCAGAATCAGGAACTGTGTAACTCATAGCCCTGAGTGATCGGGGCTATTAATTCAACTATCATGAGCAGACAACATCACGAATTAAAAACAGAAACATCTTACTACCAAGCCGTAGAAAAAGGTATAAAGAAGTTTGAGTTGAGAAAGAATGATAGAGATTTTAAACTTGGTGATATTCTAACTCTTCGTGAAACTGTTAACGGAATTTATACTGGTCGCTCAATACCCACTCTTGAAATTAAATATATTTTTCATGGTGGTAGTTTTGGATTAGATGAAAATCATTGTATCATTTGTTGGTAAACTAATCATTATGCGCTTCACCCTCTTCATACTAATCTGCTGTATCATTGCTTCACTGTGTTCGTGTAGTAAAGGCTGGGAAGATATTCAGACCATGCCCAAAGAACCGAAGATGTACCGCGTTAGTAAGTGGTATGAACTAAACTGGAAGTTCAGAGATAGTTCGTTTGTTGAAGTTGCTTATAACCCTGCGTTACTTCATTACTCAGATACAACTATTTTCCCGGTAACTTGCCCGTTGAGTGGTATAGAAGTGAGGTATTACAAATGACATCCAAACTCCTAACCATAAAACTCTTTTACAACTTAGCAAACCAGTTGCACTATATTCAACTAGGTGGGACTATCTATTCAGTTCCTGCTACATGGGCAATAGAGATCAAGAAACGTGAAGGGTTGGATATTAGGAACGCTAGGGATGTACATGATATGCAAGAAATAAGTAATAATGATAAGGTATGAAAAGAGTGATAAACTTTAGTGCTGGTAAATCATCTGGATTAATGACTATCAGAAATTACAGAGAAGGCGATATTGTTATTTTTTGCGATACAGAAAGGGAATTTTATAAATCATATAAGTTTTTAAATGACTTTGAAGCGTACGAAAACATTCCAATAGTTAGATTAAAATACGAAGGTGGATTTAATGGATTTCTTACTAAGTGGGGAAATGGTGATTACGGTAAGAAAATCCCTAATAGAATGATGCGTGAATGTACAATCCAATTAAAAGTAAAGACAGCAAGGAGATATTTACGATCTATTGGTTTGATTGAGTATGAAAATCTAATTGGATTTAGGTATGATGAACAGGAACGAGTTAAAAAGCATAAAGAGAAATGGCAGAAAGTAAAAACTGTTTTCCCGTTGTATGATGATAAGATCACTAAAGAAGATGTTAACAGATTTTGGGAATCGAAACCATATACATTAGAAATACCGCATATACTTGGCAACTGCACGTTATGCTTTATGAAAGGCAAGGATGCCATTATAAAAATATTAAAAGAATATCCTGAGCTTGCCGATCCTTGGATTGCAGACGAAGAGGCGGCTAAAGGATTTTATAATCATACATACATTCCTGGATTTACTATTAAACAACTTTTAGAAATATCAAAAATGCCAATAAAACAATACACATTAGAAGATATTCACCCGTCTTTTAGTTGTGCTTGTACGGCTTAACTTATGGTCATAGCCTACCCCCTCAAATCCCAATCTGACTACTCAGAGTTAAAGTACTCACTAAGATCAATTGAAAGATTTTACAGAGGTAATGAAGTTGTGATCATTGGTAGTAAGCTACCGGACTGGATTGATAACGTAACCTGGATAAGAGTTGAAGATATACCAAATAGAAAGCAATTAACTATCAAGTACAAGATACTGGCAGCGTTAGAATATACTGATGAGATTTATTTTATGAATGATGATGTTTTCTTACTTGAGCCACCTACATTCAAGTATTACTATCACGGTGACTTGGCTTCAGTAGGTGAATCAGGGGCAAGGCCGTTACTGAAGCAGTTGCAGTCATTCGGTAAACCAACTAAGAACTTCGATGGGCATTATCCGTTAGTATATCGTAAAGACTTTGCGAAAGTATTGGATAACTTTGCACATGATGTAATTGTGAAGAGTGCATATTGTAATTACTTAGGCATTGAAGGTGAGAAAGTACCTGATAATAAAATCATAGGTAAGAAAGTTGAATTGAAAGAGTTTATTTGGAATCGTAATTCAATCTCAACTGGTGAGAGTAGTTGGGCGGTAGTGCAGCCTGTTATACAAGAGATATTTAAACAGAAATCAATGTATGAGAAATGATACAGAACGTCCCATTATCTTTCTACTGTAATCGCTTAGATGCAGGCGAAAACTTCAAGTTCCTTCGCTTCGGTGATGGTGAGTTTCATTCTTACTTAGGTAGTGATATTGTAATCGGCAAGAACGAGCATGAAGTTTACCCAGAGTTAACGAATAAGATCAGATCAATAGTTGATAACTTAAACCCGTCGCATTATAACGCTTTACAGCCATTTAGTTTAACGATACCAGCGTTTCAAAGTATTATACCTAATCATAACTGGCTTAATGCTGATGTGTTTCATAACGCTTCAGAAGCTGGTGAGTTAGCTCCGTTCTTTAGGTCACTTAGTCAGCGGAACGTAGTACTTGTAAGTAACTGGGAGAAAAGAAAGTTTAATAAGTCGTGGGGATTCTTGGAAGTTGTAACCAGGAATAGCTTTGATGATTACGAATGGGTGTTGGAAGGCGTTACCAAATACCCAAAGAATACGGTATTTTTATTCGCAGCATCCCGTCTATCAGTTCCAGTAATCTACGACGGCCCGGAAGATTGCACTATGATTGATATTGGGTCGTTGTTAGATCCGTATATTGGGCGGGTGACAAGAGGGTATCATAAGAGGATGACGGAGGAGGTAATGAAGAAAAATTTAAGTGTATGATACAAGAGATGCGAGCCAACAATGAATTGATTGCTAATTTTATGAACTGGCAACATCATGAAGATCCAAAGTATCACAATCATGAAATGGCTAATCTTAAATACCATTTTGATTGGAATTGGTTAATGCCAGTAGTTGAGAAGATTGAAAGTATACAAGATGAACATCACGGATATTTTGGAGTTCATATAAGCAGTAACTCATGTTCAATTCAAGGTACTAATTTATGGAAAGCTATTGAGCCAAATAGTAAATACGGAGCAGTTTATATGTCAGACCCTAATGCTATACTGAGTACTAAAATAGAAAGCACTTACTATAACGTAGTTGAGTTCATTAAATGGTATAACTTACAATCGCAATGACAATCGGCTTTCTCATACGAACAGGTGGTATCTTCGGATCAGTTAGAGAAGTAATTGAGAACGGAAACGTACTTACTGACTTAGGCCATGACGTAACTATCTACACTGATCATGGTAAAGACTTAGGTTGGTTGCCTAATAACTGTCAATGGGAATCTAATGAGAAGATAAAGCCGTTAGATTGTTTAATCTTCATTGATGACCCTGACGAGAAGTATTACGAATTATTCAAACGAGCTGAAGCGAAGGTAAAAGCCTATTGTATGTTAGGGTTTGATAAATCAAGAATAAACGGGCAGTTTGTTTCACCTGTTCACCATGAATTAATAACTAACTATTGGCCGCTGGCTGATTCGGATTGGCAGTTGGAGATTATCAGATACTTTAATCCAGATTGCGGTCCGTCAATAGGCGGTATTAATACTACTCAATTCAAACCAGTAGTCAGAAAGAAGATATTTGATGTTTCCTGGTCTAATGATCCACGCCCCAGAAAGGATAGCAAGACTGTAGCAGCTGCGATCGGGAAGATCAGTAATAAATCATACTACCGTAAAGGAATTAAGCAAGACGACTTAAAGAAGTTCCTATGCGATAGCCGTGTGTTTGTAGACGGTCATCTCAGAGGCGGGTGGTGTAACCCAGTAGCTGAAGCAATGGCCTGTGGTGTGCCTGTGGTGTGTACAGAAACGCCTTGCAACTCTTCATTTGCGATAGATGATTTTACTTGTATCAGGGTTAAAGAAGGTGATAGTGAAGCTATGAGAGCAGGGATATTGAAGCTATTAAGTAACGATCAGTATGCAAAGTATATTTCGGGTAATGCGTTGGATCTTATTCGTAAATTCGATTATAGAATAGTGGGGAAGAGGTTGAGTGATGCTATTATTGAGAAAGTAAATAAAACACTATGAGCGATTTAAAAACACTTAACGCAGTGATGCTTGAAAAAAGTTTCTTAGAAAGAGACATTTCAGATTCGTTAAATATGTTTATTAGAGATAATCCAGATGTTAAGAATATTGAAGTTATTACAAGCATTTACGTTTATGAAGGTAAGTGTGGAGAATCAAAAGATGTGTCTGTTTATGTTAAGCTAACTATTTAATGCAGCCACTAATTAACATACTGATCCGAACTTCACAACGTCCGATATTGTTCCGGCGTTGTTTACAATCTATCCAGCAACAAACGTATAAGAATATCAGTGTAATTGTTAGTTATGATTTTGAATGTGATTATAT